ATTCGCGATAATTATGCTACTATTGTTGCTAAGATTGAACGTTTTTCTGCTTTTGGTTGTAAGTCAGCTGAAGACTACTTCGCCAAGAGTATGAAATGTAGAGAATATTTTATTTTATTTCTTACAGTTATGCTTGTTGCTTACATTATACATGGTGATAGACAAAAATTTGAACGTGGAAAATTTATTAAAGTTGGAATGAAATGGGCGCATGGTGGAGCTATGAAATTTGCCTCTGATATATCTTGTAAGTTCATGGATGGAATAATCCTTGGAGATCTTGATATTGATGGTTATGATACTCGTGTGCATAGAGTTTTTCTTGAGTTATATTGTGCTCATTCACGTTATTATATAGCTGATGATTCCCCTGACCTTGATCTTTTTTTGGCCTTTCTTAAAATTAATATAGAGAATCTTACAGTTAAAAATACTTTATTGTTTGGTCGGATTTGGCGTATTATAATTGGTACCATGCCTAGTGGAGCATTTGAGACATCGCATGGTAACTCGTGGATTTTTACTTTATTATGGTTTTGTTTTTTGGCTCATCAAATGTCTCTTCATCCTGAAAAAGCTGATCGGTTATATGATCTGTATTCCTTTACGAATTAATTATGGCTATTTATGGAGATGATAGTGTTTTTGTAACACATGAATCTGTATATGATGTCTTTAACATTTGGCTTTTTGTTGCTTGGTTACTTGAAGCTTGGGGCGTTGTTGCTCGTGATGTTCGTGATCACGTGCCGTTATTATCAATACCCTCTGAAGATGGAAATGTTAGTGTTAAAGGTGTTGTATTCTTAAAAAGATGTTTAATACAAAGACCCCCATCTTGGCCAACATATTTGCCTGCTATACTCCCATATAAATTATGGGATGATACATGGTTAAAATTAATTTGGGGAAATGCTGAGAGATCGAATTTGGTTGATCTTGCTATTGCTTCCATTGGTTTGGCTTGGGACTCTATGGGCACTAATCCGCGTATTTTTGATTTTTGTAGACGTATGCATGCATATGCCTTTATGGCTGGGGGTTTTAAATCGAATGAACATGTGTTAAATGCTTATCTTACGTCAGTTGCTGAATCTGATGGCAATCTTGATAAATTGCTTCGAAAAATGAATATTAAAGTCGAACATATAGCTAGAGGTTTTCCTACGATGGATGATCTTATGGAGTTACATACGTATGACGAGGCTTATATTCACTTTCAACCAGTTTTTAGGCGATATGTTACTACTGCTGTGCGAAATTATTCACCTGTCTGGTT